CGGAGATATTCTGCTGTCTTGTGTAACCCTTTCATCAAAAACTGATTAGAGGCACTTACTAAGGCAGCGATCCGATCTGGGTCTCTTGCGGATAAAACTGGCTCGTGTCTAACGTAAACGGGGGTCACATCGATCCCCTTAAACGCGTCGACACCACAAGATTCCTTGAAGTTACCAACAAGGAATGACTTCTTCCGGTTGATCTTTAGGCCGAATGAAGTTAGCCAGTCACAGACTTGATGTGCGTAGTCCGCGTCAACGATGATATCATCGCCATAGACACGGACATTCCTGGAGGCTCGCATAGCATTCACGTACGACGGTTCCTTACCGTCTTGTACCAGAATGGCGCTAATTGCTATTAAGGCAAAAGCTACACTCTGGACCGGAAACGTAAGTGCGTTACCCATTCCGGCAAACTTCGCCATTTCGTGAATACCGTTTCCAGTATCCACTTGTGGGGAACGGCTCCTGAGCGCGTGTTCAAGGAACACGGGCCTAGCACCAAAAACTATACTGACCAGACCAACGGACAGTAAGTCACTGGCACTAGATAAATCAAGAGTCGCATATTTGCCGTTAAGGGATCCTTCCATTGCGAGAACTTGGTTCTTGCTCTGGTCGGTTAATGCGATGCTGTTGGACAAGACGTTACACTTGCAAATTGAATCTCGCAAGTAAGCGCCGAGCCCCTGCTGATAGAACTGTTTTAATACAGGTTCAGCAGTGATAGTCCTTAAAGATGTTGAATCTTTAGGGACGCAGATAAGCTTCGCAATGCCTTCAGAAGCCATAGCTAGAGTACTGCTCCTATGGAAGCTTGACGACTCAAACAGAGGTAAACCCCTGTAAGGGTTATCATGGTCAATGATAAGGGAGTCTGTAAAGACACCCACATCAAACCCCAATAGGTAAGCGAGCGACGCGTTATTTTTTAGCGCCGCAAGAAGGTCAACCCATTTACGGTTTGCCTTCAGTTTCTCAGCTACACCACCCGGTCCGTGCCGATAAAGTAGAGTTCGACTATCGAATCCGTCAAGATTCGGTAGTACTACTTTAGCGACATCTCCTAGATATTTGGCGCGATCAGGGTCATTAACATGACTCCTAATCAACTCGTCAGTATCTAAGAATTTAGCGACAGCTTGGCGTTTCAGAATTTCGATTCGCTTAGGCTGAAGCTGAACCTTCTTAAAACAGCGTAAAATCTCCCTCAATGCCTTAACAGCATGGAGAGAGGGCTCTTTAAGAAGTGCACCGGTTTTACTATCAAACACTTTACAGAGCAAACCCGAAAGAAATTTCGGGAGAGCCTCCCCGCGCTTTCTTGCGAAAGCCGAAGGACAGGTAAAGCCACCTTCTGAGAGGCCGTGATCAACGGCATCGCATAGAGTGGAGAGGGTAACGGACAAAAAACCGTATCCCTCGTGTTTGAAGCGTGACTCGATAGTTTGAACATCTCTATCGAGGCCCTTCACATCAAGTTCGTACCTACTGACATCGTCAAATAGGCACGAAAGGAGAGTCACAGGACTTTTCATGTTACCTCCATGAGGTTGACATTCCTGCCCATGTGAAGATCCCCCAGGCCAGAGTTGATTAAGCTCTGGTTATTGGGTGCTATACAGGTGTAAGGCAATGACCGTGAACATTTGCACCATAAGAAGTGTAAATGTCACTAGGATTGCGATAATTCCAGCCTTGTTCACGACTGGAAGTTCACAAGTCCATCAAAGCCAACCTGGCTATCGCCAATGATGTCCGTCAAAGCGGTCCACAAGTCGACAATTTCGTCGGCCGTGAAACCGAATGGCGGGCGCGAAACGGAGATGGAAATCGACGCACTTTGCGGCGACACCAGACTGTTGTACGGGTTCGTAGCGTCGACCGTCTTACTCAATTTGATGTAATGACGGTCACCGTTCTTGCCAGTACTATGGTTGATAATGGTGGAATAAAGACCACCAGAATCCCTCCGTTCAGACCCATAGCCATCCGACCTGATAATCGAAAGATTCAGGGCGGGGTTAGGTGCATTGGCGGCAATAGCAATAGGATCCTGAAACATGGAAGACTCCTTCTGAGGGTAAGTGGACGCAATCCTGCGTTCACGGGGACTAGACTCGCTGGGAAACTAGAGAGCCTAGGATTTTACTTTGGAAGTCAGACAAATTGCTCTGCCACCATCCAAAGCCTTTCACACCTTCGAGTTCACTGATATCAACACGTCGTTGAAATCGACGAGTATACGTTTTTAGGTAAGGATAAACCTTAACCGACGACGTATCCTCTTCTACAATCGCAGGGTCACCAGAAATAGGTGAAGCCCGATAGCGCTTGTAAGTGCTCGAAAC